CTTGGAAAGGAAAGCAAAAGCTATGGTTATGAAATACGAAGCACACAAAGAGCATGGTAGCAGTAGATGGTATGTCACGGAGGTAGGCTGTAAAGAGCCTATCCCCGGCACATACGGTACAAAGAAGAGAGCGTTGCACACAGCAGCGAAGATGAATGGTCTGGACTACAAAGACTATATGAGAGTTCGCAGAAGGGATGGTATGAATCATGATTAGAATTTCAAAGGTAGAGACCTACGGGTGGGAAGCTGCAATTAGAGGTATGAGAAATCCTATGAACTCATGGGATAAATCAGACAGTTATCCTGCTGTAGATTGTGGAAAATGTGGGATTATTGATCGTGAAGGCATTTGTCATCCGAAAGAACATGATTGTTCAGAATTTGCTTGTTATGCAGTAGGAGAAAATGACCTCTCTCTCATGAAGAAACTTGCGGCAGCAGGTAACGATCACGGGAAGTTCCTGAGAATGATTAACGTCACAGTGGACTTGGAAGCACCTCTCTATTGGTGGAAAGAATTTGACACCTACAAGGTGGGTACAGTCGCAAATTCGTGTAGCACAATGCACAAGATTCAGGCAAAAGAGTTTACCTTGGAAGATTTCTCCACGGATCACCTGTCTCAGACCAATCTTATCATCATGAAGATGGTGGTGGATGCACTGAACAATGCAAGACTTGATTTCCTTGGACAGAAGGACAAGCGTGACTGGTGGCAGATGATTCAGCTTTTGCCGTCATCTTACAACCAGAAACGTACCGTGCAGCTTAATTATGCGGTGTTGAAAAACATCTATCATGCACGAAGAAACCATAAACTTGATGAATGGCATACGTTCTGTCATTTCATCGAATCACTACCACACAGCGAATTGATTACAGAGTAAGGAGCGTGGGAACAGATGGACTATTCCAGAATAATTAAAGAATCAGAATCAGTGGGTGTGTGCTTGGGACGGTTCAAAAGTTCCCATGAGAGCATTTGAGCGAAAAGCCGCTTCATCCACTTCCCCTGAAACTTGGTCTACCTTTGAGCAGGCTGAGTGGGCGGTGGAGAACGGACACTACGATCACATAGGTTATGTCTTTGCCGATCAAAATATTGTAGGCATTGACATTGATGCAGGCTTTGAGGACGGTCTTATGACCCCGCTGTGTGCAGATATTATGCAAGCCTGCCACTCATACACAGAGAAGTCCCGGAGTGGACGTGGAGTACATATCCTTATGCGTGGCAAGCTGCCGTTCTCAGGTAAGAACAATCTTGCAGGCGTAGAAATCTATCAGGCAAGACGGTTCTTTATTATGACCGGGAAGGTGCTGATCTTCCCTGAGATCGTTGATAATCAGGAAGCTATTGACTATGTAGTGGAGAAGTATTTCAAAGAGACAGAAAAGACCGGGAACAATTCAAACATGGTACAGCGTATCTATTCCCCTAAGTTTCCGAAGCCTGCGGGTGGGAGAATCTTTGTCAGACCGGACTACCCTGAAATCCCGGACGGTGGCAGAAATATTTCTCTCACCAGTCTGGCAGGTGCATTGCATAACACCGGGTACACTCCAATGCAGATTTATCAGGAATTGCAGAGAGTCAACAAAGAAGTGTGCAAGCCACCGCTTCCAGACAGAGAACTACAGATCATTGCAGAAAGCATAAGTAGATATAGAAGATAAGGAGCAGAAATGGCAAGGAATAGATACCCCGGATATTGTTATTGCTGTGGTGCTTACGTTCCCACAGGTTACGGACACTTTGAAAGATATAGAGGTGGATGGCGTGTTAAATGCGTGAAGTGTGCCAGTGGACGAACCGTAAGAGATACAGACAAAGAAGTAAAGAGAGCAATCATGCTGAGAGATAAGCAGAAGGGAGGTGAAAAGAGTGGAAGATGAATTATTTCAGTTGTCCAACGGACGCTATGTAACATCGGTAGAGATTTCAGAAAAGTTGACATACATCAAAGAACATCACCCTGAGACTTCCTATCAGGAAGATTCTACAGGGTACTCTTGGGATGAAGCGGGAATGGCTGACCTCTTCTCAGAGTGTTACGATCATGATACCCGGTACTGCCCGGAAGCAAAGTCATGGTA